TCCCAAATAGAAGACCAAAACCTAAGAGTAGTTATCAAGGGTTATGAACGTGGGTATGATGATATAGAATTTCCCGATAATACCCCCTTAATTATAGATTTAGCCCTAAACGTTAATCCCCAATGGTATTACGGAAATCACGAAAGAGTTTCTCCCCAACACCATCAATATGGTGATGAGGTTGAAATAGTTAAAGCCATTGTAATTTAAATTTTCTCCCATGACCACAATTAATTTAACTCAGGCCCTAGAAATGGAATCTCACGATGAGATTATAATTTACCATACTGATGGTATCCAGTCTTCTTTAAATAAATTACCCCAATTTCCTGATTGGAGAAATAATTTCCAGGAATTAGCTCAAAAATATAAAAAAATCCCACGTGGTAAACTTTTGGATTTTCTTTCTTTCGATTTTATTATAGAACATAAAGAAGAATTGTTAGAACAAGACCCTCCACAAACCATTTGGACATATATGTATGGAAAGACTAAACAGTCAGCTCATAAATTTCATCATTCTACTACTAAAGGTCAATATGTATACATTTTAACAAATGAAGCATATCCTGGTATTTGTAAAATAGGAAAGGCTGTTTCTCCTATTTCTCGTGTAAGACAGATAAATGGGGCAGGAATAGTTTCGGAATGGGATTTACGTTGGGCTTTACCTGTTTCTGATGGTTATACTTTAGAATCTATTGTACATGAAAATTTAAAGCATCTACGTATGAGTTCTTTTCAAGGTTCTTTTAGAGAATTTTTTGAGATCCCTTTGGAAGAAGCAATTCAAATAATTGAAAATCTTGGTGAAATCTTTAAAACTTCTGATGGAATTTATTATGAGTAGTGAAATATTATTGTATATACTGATGGGGGGGAGAGTGTATTTAGAGATAGGCTTAATTATAGCTTTTATTCTTTGGAGTATTACATTTGATGTAGATGTTAAAGATAGAGTTACAATAAAAGAATTAATATTTACAGTATTTTTCCACCCAATAGTGATTTTTTATTTTATAAAAGAATGGAATGAAATTAACAGAAGAAAATAATTTTGAAAAACAATTAATCCCCTATTTAGAACCTATAATAACTCAATCTTTAAACATGATTGAAAAACTTATAGATTCAGGAGAAAACTTTTCTAAAGATGAAGCCTCTAAATTACTTTTAGATTTGGAAGATAATTTTGGTGAATATAAACATCTATTATCATCTAAAACTTACGGGAAAATCATGGAAGTAAATTATAGATTATCCCAACTCGATGAAGGATATGATTTTATAGAAGAGAATGAAGAATAACGTTGGTTTTATATATTTATATCGACATTTATAAAGTCATAAAAAAGTCATATAAAAAATTTGGAGTTTAAAAGTTTATTCCGTATAATTAGGGTACGGGAAAAGAGAAAAAAATAGAATAGAGAAAGATGAGAAAATGGGAAATGGTAATGTTTACGTTGGGTGGATGTGAACATTGTAAACATTTAAAGGAAGGGTTAGATACCTTAAATATACCTTATACCAATATTGATGTTTCTAATAATCCTAATATAGGTGATAAAATAGAACAGTTATATAAATGTGATTCATACCCTATGGTAATTTTAAAGGAACCTTATAATTATGTTTGGCTTCCTGAATCTTCTTTATTACCTTCCCCTAATATTAAACTATATAACAACATCTATGCACTGATAGATGAAATTTTTAACATATTTAACAAATAAAAGTTATGCAATTAAATGCTCAAGAAATCCAAAATAATTGGATCGATTTAGAAGAAACTATTAAAACCTTTATTGAAGAACCTCGACGTTCTCAATTATTAGATTTTTATCATAAATATCAAGAACGTATTATTATGATGCCTGCTGCTCATAAGAAGGAATATCATAATGCTTTTCCTGGAGGATATGTTGATCATGTTTTACGTGTTATTGATTGTGCTCTTAAATTACATAATGTCTGGGAAGAAATGGGGGTTGATACTTCTACTTATACTAAGGAAGAGTTGGTATTTTCTGCTCTGAACCATGATTTAGGTAAAATGGGAGACGATCAACATGAAGCATATATTCCTCAGACTGATCAATGGAGAAAAGACAAATTAGGAGAAGATTATATGTTTAATACTAAACTAGCATTTGCATCTGTTCCTGATCGTTCATTATTTCTATTGATGTCTCATGGTATCCAGTATACATTTAATGAAATGATTGCTATTCAGACACATGATGGTTTATATGATGAAGGAAATAAAAAATACCTTATGACTTATATGCCAGAACAAAAACCACGTACTGCTTTACCACTAATACTACACCAGGCTGATATGATGGCGGCTCGTATTGAGTTTGAGAAAGAATGGTTACCTAAATTTAAACAAGATAAGAAAGTAGAAATTAAGGCTTCTAATAAATTCTCTATTAAAACCCCTAAATTGTCTAATCCAGATGCTCCTTTTGCAAATTTATTAAATAATATATAACATGACATTAATTTATATTAATATTGGAATACTTTTTTTCCTAATTATAGGATACGTTATTTGGAATCTACTTAGAAAAGTAGAAAAACTAGAAAATACTATAACTATACAAGAAAAATATATCTTGGAATTTTATGATCTAGTAAAAACATCAGAAGATAAAATTAAAGAAATTGATTCAAAACAACTATTTCAATCAGACGATGAAGTAGGTTTTTTCTTTACTAATTTAAAAACAATCCAAGAAGCCCTTTCGGATTATATCAAATTTATAAAATAATATGGAAGTATTAAATTCCGAAATTAAAATTCTTCATGTTCCCCAAGAAGAAACAGAAGTACAATATACTAAAAAAGGAACAGTTCGTAAAAGAAAACCTAAAACTAAAAAAATGTACTTCACTCAGGATACTGAGGATGCTATTATAGAATATTTAGCTGCAACTGAACCACATGTTAGAAATAAAATATATAATGAACGTATTAAATATGCTTTTCATAAATTAACAGAAAATATTATTCATACGTTTAAATTTTATTATACTGAAGTAGAAACTATAGCCGAACTTCAACATGAAGTAACGGCTTTCCTGCTAGAAAAGCTACATTTATATAATCAATCAAAAGGGAAAGCTTATTCATATTTTGGTACTATTGCAAAACGTTATTTAATTCTTTATAATAATAAAAATTATGAAAAATTAAAAGGTAAAGCTGAAGTAGAAGCTATAGATGAAGATAAAACTATTGTTTTAAATATAGTAAATGGTTCTGAAAGTATAGATGATCCATTAATGGGTGAAAATTATTTTATGGATAAATTTATTCAATATATGGATCTTTACTTATTCAAAATCTTTCCAGAAAATGAAGATGCTAAAACAGCTGATGCTGTAATGCAATTATTTAGACATAGAGAAAGTTTAGATATTTTTAATAAAAAAGGAATTTACATTTATATTAGAGAACAAACAGACCAAGATACTCCTCAGATAACTAAAGTAATGAAAAAATTAGAAAAGGTATATAGACGATTATTAAATCAATATCTAGATTATGGTTTTGTTAGTTTAAATTATTAAAAAAGTTAATAAAATTTATATTTATAACAAAAATATATTATGGATTTTAATAGTATAACCCTTTTTGGTAAAAAAACATTTGCAGATCTTCTTAAAGAAATACATACTAATTCTTCTAATAAGGAAAAAGAAATTAGAGGATTAATAGAAGGTTTAAAACCCTTCATCACTTCAGCAGGTGATGCAGTTATAATTGTCCCTTTAATTAAAGATTATTTAGACGTATCAGTTAAAAATGATGATTTATTAATTAAAATGGCAGGTATAGTACAACGAGCTATGAATTCATCAGCAAGTGAAGATAGTATGTTAATTTCAGATGCTGAAAAAGAAATGTTATTTGAATCAATTCAACAATTAAATAATAAATCTGAAGAAGAAATTCCGGTTAGAAAGTTAAATATGAATGAGTAGTTTATATCCTAGTTTACAGCAGAGTATATCTAACATATCATCGGGTAAAGGAAATAAGGGTAAAAGTTTATTTTTCTTTGCTCGTGTTAATGATATTTTATTATCTCCTCAAACTAAAACTAAAAATTTTTTTACTGATGGAGGAGGATGGGCTGGATTAGGTTCAATTAAATTTACTCCTATAGGAACTGTAGTAGATAATGATAATCCTTCTAATTTAATAGCTAAACCCTTATTTAATAATATTTCTAAATATCCTATTTTAGAGGAAATAGTAATGATATTAAATGCTCCTTCATATGGGTTAAATGATGATCCTCAAGCTAAAACTTTTTATTATTTAACTACAGTAGGTTTATGGAATAGTGTTCACCATAATGCTTTCCCTGATATTAAGTCCTATAATGGTGGTGATTTAAATTTTGGTCATACCTTTACTGAAAAAGAAGATATTCGTAATTTATTACCTGAAGAAGGTGATGTGATATTTGAAGGAAGATGGGGTAATTCAATTCGTTTTTCTTCTACTACTAAACAAAAAACTATAAATAACCCTTGGAGTACTACAGGTGAAGTAGGAATGCCTATTACTATTATCCGTAATAACCAATCCAATATAGATATTAATTCTGACCCTTGGGTCCCAGTTTATGAAGACCCTAATAATGATGGATCATCAATTTATTTATGTGCTGGGCAAGATATACCTTTAAATTTCGCTTCTAAAAACTTAAAATCATTTAATATAACATTAGGAGCAGGATTTAATAGTTCACTCCAAATCCCAGATCCAAGATTTACTACTCCTGATCAATCACCTAAAGAAGCAGATAATCTAAAACAACCTGAACCCCTATATTATGTAACAGAATCTATTACTCAAATAGCACCTGTAACATCATCTTTAATTACACCTTCTTTATCTACTACTTCCTCAGTAACTCCTATATCACCTGTACTTACTGCTAGTTTAGCAGTAACTGCTAGTGCACCTAAACCAACAGGAAGTACAACTCAATCTATTCCAATAGCTTCTTTAAGAATATTAAATACTAATTCATCTACAATGGTAGGAAATGATATTAATTATTTTAATATTTTAAAAAATAATGGAAGGTATATTGTTATAAAATTAGAAACTGTAACTGAATTTAATCCTAGAGGTATAGGTTTAATTGAATTTGCCTATCCAACAGAATTAGATCGTCCTTTACAATATCAAGGATATGAAGGTATAGATACTAATAATACTACTCAAATAACATTAATGGGGGGAGCTAGTGGAACCTATGTAATGAAATTAAATTATGTAGATTCTAATTTTGAAAGAATAGATTTAATAAGTAATCCATTTACACAATAACTATGGCTTATACACCTGAATTCCCTTATTTAGGAGACCAAATAATAATTAATTCTGGGAGAGTTATTCTTAATTCTAAAGATGATTCTATTTTTTTATTTGCTAAACAAGCTATAGGTTTTTCTTCAGCAGGTACTATTAATTTTGATGCTGATGGAGATATGATAGTTAATGCCAATAAAATTTATTTAGGATTAGAAACTGATACAGCTAAACCTCAACCATCAGTTAAAGGAGATAATTTAGAAAATTTGTTAATAGATATATTAGATGATTTAAATAATTTAGGTCAAAAACTTTCTAAAGCTAAAGATAGTAATGGGGTAGGTATTCCTGTAATAAGAACAGCTGGAAAAAGTTTAATAAAATCTGTTACAAGACTTAAAACACAAATTAAAGGTATTAAATCTGATAAAACTTATACATTATAATGAAAATACCTGCTGGTTTATCTAGAATATTAACTGAAATAGCACCTGAAAGAATAAATGATGGTACTGAACAAATAATAGATGTATTATTTGAAATTAATAGTGTATTAAGAGAAATAAATTCTATTGATTTCTGTAATCCCCTAGGTTATATTTTAACTAAAGCTATGCCTCCTGGTGGTATTTTAGAAAATAAACTTTTAGAATTTGGATTAAAAATAACCCAATTTGTAAACGATGTTGAAAATAAACTAACCCCAGATAAACGTCCTAATGAAACAGAAGAACAATACAGAGCAAGATTATTATCTTATCAATCTTCTATTGAAGAAATTAGACTAGCTTTAGAAGATATAATACCACCAGATGATTTAGTTGATATAATTCCTGGGGGTAATGGTATAATAAAAACTATTCAACAGTTAAATTTAGCATTAGTAGCTACTAGTGATGTAGTTGGTGCTGCTGCAGATCCTACTCAATCAATTATAACAAAAGTTACTTTATTAAGATCATTTGCAAGAAAATTAACTCCTTTTATGAGTCCAATTAATATTGCAAATAATATTATATCTAAAAATGCTGATGAATTGAATAAAAAATTAGCAGGTATAATTCAACCCCAAAGATTTAAAGAAAGTGTTAGATTTTTAACTAGACAAGTTCAAACTGTTGATAGAGCTATTATTCAAATACAAAGGATAGTTAAACTTATGAATAGTATTTTAAGAATTATTAATGTACTAATTAAAGTTTATAAATTTATAAAAAAAATCCTAAAACGTTTAAATACACCTATAGCAATTGGAGCAGGTCCTGGTATTGTTATTTCCCAAACTAATGCTTCTACTAATACTCAAGCAGATACTCTCTCAGAAGCTACAGTTTTTATTAATGATCTAGAAAAACTAGTTAATACTATATCTAGTTTTCTATCAGGAGTAGTATTATTAGAGATAGGTAGAATTAGAAAAGAAATTCTTAGATTATTAACGGGTCTTAATATTTTATATAAAAATTTAAGAAATTGTGATTCTACTTCAGGAGATATCGCATTATTAGAAGCTGTTCAAGGAAGTATAGATTCATTAAATAATAGTTTAGCTACATTAGACGAATTATTTCCTACTGCTCAATATGGGAATGCAATACTACCCTCAGTATACAATGGATATTCAATTGATATAATTAAAGAAGAAGTTGTTGATGAAGGTATTTCTTTACTAAGAAGAAGAGTAATAGTAGCTGATCAAAGAGGTGTTATCCAATATGAAGGTAGAGGTACCTACGCTACTAATGATCAAGTTTTAATTAAAGAAGGACAATTCTACATTGATAGACAAGGTCAAACAGGAACAAGTGATCAAGGTAATGATTCACCTACAGATCAAGATATAACAAATATAGTAACTCAAATAGGATATGATCCTAACAATACACTAGGTGGTCCCGTAACACCAGATTAAAATAAGTTTTAATATTAAATATTTATATGTATGAAATTAGATGCATTTAGAAAAATTATTAGAGAAGAAGTAAAAAAAGCTATTCAAGAAGAAATGAGAGATGTTCTACTTGAAGCAGTAAAATCTGCTAGTAAACCTAATTTAACCGAAAACAAATCTATTACTAAATCCTATTCTAAAGTAGAATCTACTTATAAACCTTCATTATCACAAGTAATGGCTGAAGAAAAAAAATCTATTCTCCCAACTGGTAATCCTATTTTAGATTTATTAAATGAAACGGCTCAAGCAGGTGAATGGAAAACTTTAAACGGAGGAGAATTTAATGCTTCACAAGCTGTAGGATGGAATGGAGGAGCTCCAGGAATGATGGGTAGTTCTAATACTCCTGTAGTATCAACTGTAGATGAAATGATTAAAACTCAAGGTCCTATTAGAGATATAAATGATGTTAATATTGATGTAGTACCTGATTTTTCAAATTTAATGGGAGCTTTAAAAGAAAAAGGTAAAATTTAATGTCATATAATATAATAAATATAAATCCATTAGACCTATCACCTAGTAAAGGTGTTGGAATTAAAGTTCCTTTTGATGGTCCAACTGGATTAAATATTACTTACACTACTAAAGATGCTATTAAATCAAATATTTTAAATTTTTTCCTTACAGGTAAAAAAGAAAGGATAATGAATCCTATTTTTGGAGCAGGTATTAGAGAACAATTATTTGAACAAATAACACAAGGTACCACTCAAAATATAGAAGATATAATTTCTTTTGGATTACAAGAATATTTTCCTCAAATTAGATTAAATTCTTTAATAGTAAATGCATCACCTGATAAAAATATAATACAAGTATATTTTAAATATTCTATACTTAATACTAATATAAGTGACGAAATTTCAATAAATTTCAATAATGGCTAATACAAAAACAGTACAATATCTAAATCGTGATTTCGATAGTTTAAAAGCACAGTTAATTAACTTTGCCAAAACTTACTATCCTAACACCTACAATGATTTCTCAGAAGCATCCCCAGGTATGATGCTAATTGAAATGGCTTCATATGTTGGAGACGTTTTATCATTTTATACTGATAATCAAATACAAGAAAATTTTCTACAGTTTGCAAAACAAAGAAAAAATTTATTAGCCTTAGCTTATAATTTTGGTTATCAACCTAAAGTAACAAGTGCTGCTTCTGTAGAAGTTAGTGTATTTCAAGTAGTACCTTCTACTATAGTAAATAGTCAATATGTACCTGATTTTAATTATTCTTTAATTTTAGAAGAAGGAACCCAACTCCAAACTAATGGTAATGGAAATGTAGCTTTTTATATAAATGAAAAAATAGATTTTTCTAATTCAGGATCATCCCCAACAGATATTTCTGTCTACAATTATGATATTAATGGTAATCCTTTATTTTACTTATTACAAAAAACTGCGAAAGCTACGGCAGGAACCTTAACTACAACAACATTTACATTTGGTAATCCTGAACGTTTTCCTACCGTGACTATTACTGATAATAATGTAATTTCTATAGTAAGTGTAACTGATAGTGATAATAATAAATGGTATGAAGTACCTTATTTAGCTCAAGATACTATTTTTGAAGCTACTGAAAATACTGCTACAAATGATCCTAATTTATCTCAATATAATGATTCAACTCCATATTTACTTAAATTAAAAAAAGTACCTAGAAGATTTGTTTCTCGTTTTAAAACTAATAATACATTAGAATTACAATTTGGCCCTGGTGTATCATCAGGGGCTGATGAAGAAATTATTCCTAATCCTGATAATATTGGTTTAGGACTACCTTATGGAGTAGATAAAATGACTACTGCTTGGGATCCTTCAAACTTTTTATACACACAAACCTATGGTTTAGCTCCTTCAAATACTACTTTAACAGTAACTTATTTAAAAGGAGGAGGAGCAACTTCAAATATACCTTCAAATACTTTAACTAATCGTATTGGGGGAACAAATTCATTTGCTGGTAGTGGACTAGATCCTGCTCTACAAACTACAGTTTTAAATTCATTAGCTTTTACTAATGATAATGCAGCTGTAGGAGGAGGAGATGGAGATACAAATGAAGAAATAAGACAAAATGCCTTAGCTATGTATCCTACACAGTTAAGAACTATAACTAATGATGATTATGTTATTAGGACTTTATCTTTACCTTCAAAGTTTGGCTTAATTTCTAAAGCTTTTGTTACTCAAGATATGGGTATAAGTGTTAATTATCCTACAGATTTATTAGCTACACAAAACCCAAATGCTATTTCAATTTATATTTTATCTAAAAATTCTACGGGTAATTTAACTGTTTCTAGTCCTGCTTTAAAACAAAATTTAAAAACATTCCTTTCTGAATATAGAATGTTAACTGATGGTGTTAATATAAAAGATGCTTTTATTATTAATATTGGAGTAAATTTTGATGTAGTAGTTAGACCAAATTACAATGGAAAACTAGTTATAAATAATTGTTTAACTGTATTACAAGATTATTTTAATATAGATAAATGGCAGATTAACCAGCCTATTTTAATCGCAGATATTTACAGTACACTAGATCAAGTAGAAGGGGTGCAAACAGTTCAAAAAGTAGAAATAATAAATAAAGCCGGAACTAACTCAGGATATTCACAATACGCTTATGATATTAAAGGAGCAACTATTAATAATATTTTATATCCTTCTTTAGATCCAAGTATTTTTGAAGTTAAAAATCTAACAACTGATATTCAAGGTAGAGTAGTTACTTTCTAAAAAAATTTATCTAATGTATATTTATATTATATATTAGATTTATGGCTATTTATAAAATATTTCCTGAAAAAGATACTTTTATTTCTTCATATCGCTCAACTCAAAACTTTGGTAGAGACGAAATTTTAGAAATATCAAATGAAACCGAAATTACTTCTATAAACGCTGATGTAACTCGAGCGTTAATTCAATTTCCTACTTCTCAAATAATTGATGTAATTAATAATAAAATAAGTGGAAGTAATTTTGTTTCTTATCTTAAATTATTTTTAGCTAATGCTACTTTACCTATAGATTATACTATCTTTGGGTACCCTGTTTCACAAAGTTGGATAATGGGATTAGGAAGATCAGGTGATGATCCTATAACAACTGCAGGTTGTACTTGGATTAATACAGGAACGACAAACTGGGCTTCTTCTGGTAGTTCATTTACTTCTAGTTCATTTACTTCTCAATCTTTTACTTATACTAATAGTAAAGATATTAATATGAATTTAACCTCAATCACTAATTTATGGTATTCAGGTTCAATTCAAAATAATGGTATTTTATTAAAACTTTCTTCTAGTATAGAAAATAGTACTACTCCATTAATTACATCTTTCTTTTCAATGGATACTCATACTATTTACCCACCACAATTAGAATTTAGATGGGATGATAGTTCATATAATACTACACTAACTCAGATAACTACATCAGATTTTATACCTACAATATCTAATAATAAAACTGAATTTGAAGAAAACACAGTTTATACTTTTAGAATAAAATCAAGAGATAGATATCCTGCTCGTGCATTCACAACTTCTTCAGTATATTTAAATGTAAAAGCATTACCTTCTACTACATATTGGGCATTAAAAGATGTTAAAACTGAAGAAATAGTAATTGATTTTGATACTATTTATACTAAAGTAAGTTGTGATAATACAAGTAATTATTTTAAATTATATATGAATGGTTTAGAACCTGAAAGATATTATCAAATTTTAATTAAAACTAT